ACGGGAGCGCAAGTAAACCGGCAACGATAATTGCCCGTCGGAATATGAGGCTACAAATTTATATCCATAAATAACGCCCTGTTCAAGTCCTGTGTCCGTGCAGGCTTCCGCATCCCCGGAATAAACGTCAACTTGATCTGGGTTAACGTCGTCAGGAAATGAGTTAGCAAGCCGCGTGACAATCGTTTTTGCAAACAGCCCGTCCGTAGGGTCTGTCCATGTGATTAAATTCTCGGTCGGATCGCTTGCGTTTGGCGCTATTGCAATGCCTGTCACGCCGGGCTTTCCGATGTTCATTGCATTGCTTGTGTTTGAGAAATCAAGCAGATTTGCAGTGTTAATCCGCCCGCCAAAATCCGTAACCATAAACTGTTCTGAAGTTGGCGTTATGCAGGCGCGTAGCAGCGTTCTTATATTTGCCACGCTCCAGCCAGCATAATACGATTTAAGCAGCGCCAGTGCCCCCGTAACGTGCGGCGCGGCCATTGACGTACCTGCTATGGCTTTATAGGTGTCCGATAACCATGTGGACAGTATGTTCGTATCATCTTCGCCTGCTACAGCCCCGCCAGGCGCCGCCAGCATTACAGACTTGATCCCATAGTTTGTAAACCATGAATTAGCGCCGGTATTGTTGAAAGATGCAACGGAAATGTTGTTATCCGTCGGCAGACAAACCGGGTAATACGGCCACACATCGTTATCTTTGCTATCATTTCCCGCAGCACACACCATAACAACCCCTGCAGTGTTTGCGTCCGCCCATAAGTCCGCTAATGCCTGCGATGGGATGGATGTACCCCATGAATGGTTAATGATCGAGCATCCCATATCAATGCCGTATTCGATAACATTGATTGCGTCTGAAACATTGCCCTCCGTGCTAGTGCCAACGGGATTAAAGAAACGCAGTGACATCAACTTGATACCCCAAGCCATGCCCACTACGCCTTTGGCGTTGTTGCCTTTTGCGCCTATAATGCCCGCCACATGCGTCCCGTGCCCATAGAAGTCATCACACGCCCCGTCAAGCGTTCCATTGATGCCGCGCACACCATGCACATCCCCAAACGTGGGGGATGGGTTTACCCACATATTGACGGCCAAATCCTCATGGCTATAATCCACACCGGTATCACACACACCGACAATTACCGACGTTTCACCCTGTTCCAATCCCCAAACATATTCCATGCCGCCCATGTCACAACCAGCCACACCACCAAATTGCCCGGTATTTTTAAGGTTCCATTGATCGCCATAAAGCGTATCGTCCGGGACGGTGAATAATTCTACCTGTTGATCCTCTTCAACATAGGCAATATCCGGGTTGTCCTTTGTCAGTGCATCAAGGTTGTCCGCGCCAACAAAAATAAAGTTTTCACGCTTGGATAGTTTTGCGGCGTGCTTGCCTTTGCCAACCTTTTTGTTGGCCTGCGCAATATGGTTCTTCGCCTTGCTTTTATTAGCATCCGGTTTCAACCGGATTATGTAACGCTTTTCATCACTCATATACCCACCGGAATGCCGCTATTAGCGGAATAGTTCTGATCTGGATACCAACGCTGCTGAGGGAATGCGTTTGTCCATACGCCATCATTCCCATCTGCATCATCAAAACCTTCCTCCAGTCCCGTTTCATAAGACAGCCAGAACACTTTTCTGTACCTATACTTGCTCATAGTAGGATCAATTGCAGGTAGATGGGCAACCCGTTCAAGCATATCAAATCCAGCACCTTTGCGGACATTATTTTGTGTACGAATTACCAAATTGCCGCCAAGGCGATTCAAAGAAACATTTGAACCACCACTCACAGATTCAAAGGTATCAGATGGCATCTTTGAAATCTGTCTTGGATCAAGTGCTGTTCCTTTTTTTACATCCTGTGGCTTTTGAAAATACCTACTCATGCGCCAACATCCTCTCCAAATGGCCATGCTGCCTGAAAATCAAAAGTGTGGTATAATTGAATCAACTCTGT